ATAACGTAGATTTCACTATGGACTACCTCTACAGAGATACAAGAATCCTATCAAACAATAAAGCTGTAACTGTAACTATTCCAGATAAATTTAAGTACGATGGAGCCGAGTTCCGATTTAGTACTAACTGGAATACTAACGATATCATATTTGTAAGCGAGACAGGAACAGAGCATTTTAGAGTCAAGAACTCTGATGGGTTAGGTACTTGGAGTGCTATCTACATTCCTTCAAAGGGGTCATTCTCCCCTCTCAAGTTGACTACAGCAGTTAGACCATTCTAAGGAGGCAATACTATGGATAAAAAGAAAGCTATAAAGCTAGCATATTTACTAGTACCTGTGGTAGGCGTACTCCTGGGAGGAGCGCTTGCACCTGATCAGGTTGAATCTATCATGAAAATCCTAACAGATATAATCACAGTGTTTGCGAACTAGGGAGGTGGCTACTAAGCTGCCTCCTTTTTTTTTGGTTAACTCGTGGGAACGTGTTGGGATCTCCTTCGGTTTGTCACTTGTCAAGTGGTAAACTATGGGTTACAATATAGGAACAGTTGTTCTTATTGGTCATCTGATGTATGACTATATTATTACTCAAGTAATTTTTATTAAATCAGTTGACGTACTACTGGAAATATATTAAGATATTACCAAGGTAGTTATTACCAGCAAATTAGGGGGTTTCAATATGGAAGAAAAATTAGAGATGTTCGACGAGAAAGTAAACAAAGAGACAGAAAACCTGATTAGTCTTCTCGGGTTCGAGATAAAAGAGGAGATGACACCTCAAGACTGGTATGAACTACAACAAGGAATGGCTGAGAAAGGTTATTCGCTAACTACTAAGGAATCTCAAGAAGGAAGTATCTACAGAGTAATTATTCAGTTGTCGCTCTCGTTAGAACTAAATTTAGAAGATTGACAAAAAAGTTTTCTAATAGAGTTGACGTAATTGGTATGACTGTAGTATTATAGAGATAAGCCAGTTAGGGCGAGCTACTGGCTTTTATAATACCCAAGAATATTACTGAGGTAATACCGAGTCGAGGACTCACCTGCCAGGCACACAACCAATTAAAACGAAAAGGGGTAGATTATTGATGGCTAACCAAAACGGATGGAACACTGTAGGAACTGAAGAGAACAAAGGAAACAACGGAGGCGGACAACCTCAAGAGGACAAGCTCGACTTCTTAGCAACTCCAGAGGGAGAAACTAAGGTGCGTATCATGGACGAGGCTCCTTTCTTCTACCAAGAATACTGGTCAGTTAAAGCCAACGGAGGAAACGGATCAAGCATTCCTTACAAAGGTAAAGGAACTGACTTGTTAGAGAAAGCTAATCAGGACTTCATGAAGAAAGTCTTCGCAGAGGCAGACGCTAAAGGGTTAAAGAATGGATCTCCTGAGCGCAAGAAGTTCCTAAAGGATAATGGTTACGATAAGCAGCCTTTCGGGAAACTAAAGAACAAATACCTTATCCACGTTCTCGACAGAGCAACTGGTGAGTTAAAACTTCTAGATAAAGGAAAAGGAGTCTTCGAGGAACTTAAGAAGTACGCAATCAACCCAGAGTACGGAGACTTACGAGAGTACGATGTAACAATTACTCGTGAGGGTACTGGCTGGATGGATACAGAATACGGAGTAACGCCAGCTCGTAGTAATGTACCGAGAACACCTGAGGAGTTAGCGCTATACGAGGCTAAGAAGATGGATCTACAGAAGTTAAAAGGCGGAGAGGGATTAACCCCTGAGCAGTGCTTATTCATCGCTGAAGGTGGCCTATGGAGCGAGCTAACTCAAGAGGGTACTACGGAGAATGATAACTCTGTACAGGAAATGGCTGAAGAGAATGCACGCCTCAACAGCGTACCTGGCTCGTTAGGCGCAGATGACAAAGTAGATACTTCTAAAGAGGGAGCGCTAACTGATGAGGAACTCGCAGGCATCGACTTCTAAGATTCCTCCTCATATGGTTGCTTGTCTGTCTGCTGAAGGGTGGACAGCTGAGGAGCTTTCTTTTGTAGAAAGCAATGAAGACTGGCTAGAGACATGCTCTGTGTACGACTGGAGTACTGGCTCTAAGTTGAGCGTAAGAGCAGCAATGAGAATACACGCTAGGCTGGAAGCGCAAAAGGGGGAAAGAAACCGTGAGTACGACTCAAAAAATAAGCTCCAAAGAAAGGATTCACCGAGCTGGTTCGGAGAGGGCATTAATAGGGATTTGTTTAAATAAACCCGATCAGTTAATCCTCGCTAGTGGCTCAGGTCTCAAACCAGAACACTTTGCAGTAGATGCTCACAAGTATATCTACATGGCCATGTCCTACCTCATAGAGCAAGGATTAGACCCTGATCCAATTAGTATCACTCAGGTATTTAGTGACGACTCAGCAGTAAAAACTATCGAGGACTTCGGAGGGGTTACCTACATAGAATCAGCTAAGTTGACTCCCTATGTGGGTAACACTCAGATGTTTATTGACAATATCAAACAGGCAGCAGCTCGCAGGAGTATCTATGAGCAAGCTCAGAAGGTTATGACTCGAGTAGAGAAGGATGCTGACTCAGATATTAACTCGGTGCTTAGTGCTGTGGAGACGGACTTTAGGGACATAAGTATAGAATATCAAGTTGCTACAGGGGTTACCAAACTAGGGGAGAATACGGCTGACAGGTTAAAACAAAGATTGCTTACTCCTATGGATGTTATCGGGCTTAAAACTGGATGGAAACTATTTGACTTAGCTACTCTAGGATTAATAGATGGAGAGTTAACTATTGTAGGAGCCAGATCCAAAGTAGGTAAATCTACTGTGCTACTAAACTGGTGTAATAAAATCTGTATAGAGGACGGTGTTCCTACGCTGTATATCGATACGGAGATGTATGACTACGAGCAGGAAGACAAACTACTGAGTATTATCTCCGGGATACCTCACGAGGAAATACGAACAGGTAAGTTTGGCAAAGACACCGAGAACGGTACAGCTAAGGAGAAGATAACGAAAATCCAGTGGGCTAACCACAAGTTAAAGGAGGCTCCATTCTATCATGTTTACCTTCCTAACTTCACAGCTGACAAAATTAAAGCTCTTGTACGTAAGTACCAAGTGGAATATGGTGTCAAGCTCGTTGTATTCGACTATATCAAACTACCTAGCTCAGATAGTAATCTAGGAGACAAAGAGTTTCAAGCTTTAGGCTACCTCACGAGTGCGCTCAAGGACATCGCTGGGGAGTTAAAGGTACCAATTATCTCAGCAGTACAACTCAATAGAGGTGCTGTAGGGAAAGACGAAATGGATGAGAGCATGATAGCTGGCTCGGATAGAATCCTGTTTCTTGCTAACCGAGTGTGCATGATGAGGAAGTCAACTGAAGAGGAATTTGCGATTACTGGATGTTCACGACAGTTTAAAATTATGGCTCAACGGATGGGACAGGAGCTTGATTGGAGTCCTATAAAGGCTGACTCGCAAAACTGGCGAATGGAGATGATCTAATGAGATTTACTGACGAGGAGAATGAGATATTACTATGCGGATTCGTCCTCGGTGTTTGGTTTACTGGGTGGTTAGTTTTCATAGTTGAACTAATTAAGGAGGCGGTATGATGACACCTTTCATGATATACCTATTAGTCGGCGCTCTCTGGGCTTTAATCTGCAAGCTAACTGGGCAGATTGATAAACAACTAGAGGAACAAGGTATTAACTCTTTAGCTTGGCAACTCGGTATTACCATAGTAATAATAATCTTCTGGGCACCTGTCATTCTATATGGATTCTTTGGAGATAAAGCCGAATGAGTATCGTCAAGAAGTTAACTGACAAGATGGACGTACGAGCAGTACTCGAGGAGTTAAACTTCGGTAGTATCAAACCAGCTGGCTCTGAGTTAAAGGCTTGCTGCGAGGTACACGGAGGGGACTGCCCGACAGCGTTCTCTATAAACAAACACTCGGGGATCTGGTATTGCCATACAGGTTGCCAATCAGGTGGAGATATCTTTGATGTAATCATGCAGGTAAACGAGATAGGATTCAAAGAAGCTGTCATCTGGCTAGCTAACCTTCAAGGCATCACCGATATAGATTGGGACCGAGAGGAAATTGATGAGAATTACTTCCGAGACGAAGCTAAGAAGTTTATCGAACTCATGATGAAACGAGCCAACAAGAAAGAACTCCCAGAGTGGGCTCCTAAAGGGATGACTTTCGAGGC